AGATAACGACGAAGGCCGGATCGTCTACAAACACTCTGACAATTCGATGAATCTGTGGACCAACAATGCGGTGCGCTTGACGATTGACAGTTCAGGTGATGCGACATTCACGGGTGACGTTACTGTGAGTGGTGGCGACATCACGTATGGCAACGGACAAAACGCCACGGCGTCTGTTACAGCCACGGCCCACGATACCGCAGGAAAGAACCTGACGATCACTTCTGGGGCCACGACTGCTGGCACGACCAACAACATCGCTGGTGGAAGCCTCACCATCCAGGCTGGGCAGGGCAAGGGCTCTGGAGCCGGTGGAGACATCATCTTCCAGACGGCCAATGCTGGGAGTTCGGGTAGCACCCTAAACAGCCTTGCGACAGCACTGACCATCAGCGATGACCTGTCATCCACCTTTGTTGGGCCGGTTATCGTTACCAGCGCGATGGCTGCGAGCGGTTCTGGCAATACCTTCGTCACATTTGCTGATGGAGATGACACCCCTTCTGTCGCGACTGGAAACTTGTTCAAGCACCATGCGTCTACTGAGACCATCACGATGTTTGACAATGGGCTTTCTGGTCAGATCATCACGGTCATCTCTACCGCAGCCATCACATACGATGTGACCGGCACCAACCTGAAGGGCGGCAGTGCGGACATCGTAACCGCAAATGGCGATGTGACTCAGTGGTGCTTTGATGGCACCAACTGGTATCTTCTTCAGTTCATGGATGTGTCGGCTGACCATTCTACTATTGGCGGTGGCGGTGGTGCCGATGCCAACGACGTTGACCACATTCTTCACCAACAAGTTTTCTCATAGGATTGAATCATGGCAGTAATCAGCAAGATTTGTCTCACTGGAGCCGCTAACGGTACCGGCGTCAAGGTAGTACAGACTGGTACGGCGGGAACTACCGTGCATACGAGCGTGGCTGGGACCACTAGCTTCCATGAGATTTGGCTTTGGGCGTGCAACACCAATACGGCGCCGGTCACACTCACGCTCGAATGGGGTAGCGCCGATGTTGATGACAACATCAAGGTTGACATCAATCCGAATGAAACCTTGCTTGTATCGCCTGGTCTGGTTTTGCAGAACGGACTCATCGTCAAAGCGTTTGCGTCAGTAGCAAACAAGGTCAACATTTTTGGATACGCCCACCTCTTGGACTATTCGTGAGCCGAATTAGTCGAGTACCTGGCAACATCGCCAACCAAACCACAGGAAAAAACTACCTTCTTGAGAAGGGTTGGCGACAGTTCTTCTTCACCGACCCGCGTTGTGTGGTTGAGCCTGGAACTGCGCAGCCGCTTTCGGGGGCCCCTGTGGAGACTACTGGCAATACAGTCTTCACGTTCAATCAGAACTATGACGGAGGTACGGAGTTCGCCATCGATGGCTATGTCGCGGGTATGCCCCTGCGAACAGCAGAGGGAGATGTCGTTACTTTTGGTAAGCCGTTCGTGCTCAAGACGATGATTGAACTCATCTCCATTTCGGGTGATTACGATTCTGTGGCTGACACTGATGCTACCCAGGCAGTTCTATCGATGGGGATTTGTGAAAACGCGTCTGACTACGATGCCGATGACAACCGGCACCTTGGGTCTGGCTGTAGACTGATGTGCCGACTCTCCGAAGTCGTTGAAGAGGATGTTTTCGACACGATAGATTCTCTTGACTCTTCAGGGTCCCCTCCAGGGCAAATAACAACGGCATCAACTGCATGCAACGGGAGCGACAATCCCAAGCTATTCGTGTCTGAGTTCTTCGTGGGGCCTGACATGGCGACGGCAAACGGAAATACCTTCTTACAGAGACAGGCGTTCAAGGCATCAGGCAACAGCTATGCCACACCAGTAAATGCCCTGCACGTGAAGAGCTTCAATGACGTTCAGGGGTTTGACAGCGATGGCACTATCGTCACTTTTTATGCGGCCGTCCATGACATGGAGACCGATGCCTTCAGCGGAAACACGGCATGTGTTCTGACAGCCCGATTTTGGTACATGGTTGAAGCAGATGTCAAAGTGGGCTGGGGTGGGAGCGGATCAGCATGAGTAGACGAAAACCCGGCACTATCGCAAACAGGACACATGGTATTCGCAAGCGCAAGCACATTGGGTGGCGTGACTTTCGGCCCGTGAGTCACCCAAACGTCGTCGATGACAGCCCAAATAACTTTCTTGCGAGTATAGCCGAAACCGGCGGCAACATTGTCGCGACGTATGCGACGACGTGTACCACCGCATCGCAGCACATACAAGAGTACGATGCGTTCGTTATCCCTTTGACGAACAACTATGGCGAACCGATCAACTTCAATGAGCCATTTTCATTGATGACACAGATTGAGTTCATCAGTGCGACCGGAGATCACTCTGGGTCAAGCGAGCCAGAGCTGGCATTTGGCCTGGGCATCTGCGAGAACGAAGGTGGTGGTAGTTTGCTCATCAGTGATGAGAGCACGAACAAGTGGCTTGGGAGCGGGCTCTCTCAAAACAACGATTCGACTCCACCAGATCACAACATTCTTCAAGGTAAAAGCTACTCAACATCCGGCACGAGGTCCAGTAGGTCAGCGGCCATGGGCGGACCCACGGGTCTCAGTCATGCGTCATACTTTGTTGGTCCTGCTGTCGGGTCCAATGCCGATGCTGAAAGTGTTGGTGTTGTCGCGGTGGCCGGTGCATATTCTGGTGGCAGTTATGCGAAAGATGGAACCGTTACCACCGATGCTTACGACCTCTCCAACGACGCGGCCACCATCCAAAACGATGGACAGGTATACCTGTTTGCTTGGATCGGAAGCTACAACAGCGCCTGGGACTACAGCGCCAGCGGCACGCCGCCAGTATTGACGTGTCGATTGCGTTATATGGTGTCCCATGACCCAACAGGATGGGGAGGAAGTGGATCATGACACTGGATGACTTGAACAACTCGAATAGTGGCGCACATATCTATGAATCCCAAATCGCATCGCGCGTTGATGGCGTGACAAGCAACTGGGAGACAGTCAACGTCAATACTGAAATCGTCAAAGAGCACTGGGAGGCAGCACTGGCCTCTGCCGCCGATGCGCTCGTTCTTGTACAATGGCTTGAGTCCAAGCGAACGTAGTGCCGCTACTCAGCCGGCTCTTCCTCGGCTTTGCCAGTATCGGCCTTGGCCTCTTCTTCAGCCTCTTCCTGTGCGGGCTGTTCGGCCTCTTCAGTGGCCTCGGTGGGCTCAGTGGTTTCAGTGGGCTCGCCACACAGTAGGCTACAGCCAGTCAAAAGCAGTGCATAGATGAACATTTTCGTCTCCAATGTCGTCAGAGGATTTTGACGACCTCAAAGTGCATACCATCTTTTCGGCCCGTGTACCGCCCGCCCCAGTAGAACCCGTGCTGCTCCGCGATGGTCACGAGGGGTCTTACGGTGCCTTCCTGGCCAACAAGGGCTGGAGTGCGCCCCAGGCCGTTCCACGGGGCATTTATGTCAAAGGCAGAGCCGTAGGCATGGTTGCTGAGTGTTTTCGTTGAGCCACGAATCATCCGTGGGACAAATGAACCTGCCCAGCTCTTCACATACCGCATCAGACCAGCCTTCTGCCATTCGTTGAACATGGAGAGCAGCTGGTCGGTGCACTTCTCGTGGAAGTAGATGCCGCCACTTTTCGGTGCGTATGGGACTCCAATCAACTGAGGAACGATCACCTTGATGATTTTCTTGGCGAAATCGTTGGTGATTTTGATGGCCTCTCTGTTGTTTTCCTGTGGGTTCAACCTGTATTCGATGTGCCCAAAGGCCTCTTCGCGCCACTCTCCACCCCTATACACGATGTCTGATCGTCCATCGTTGTTTTCATCCAATATGGGTGGCCAGGCAGGGTCCATGAATCCTGGGATCACATTCAGCTTCAGGGCCTTTTTTACGGCCGCGTGTTCTTTTTCGTGATGAAACCCGCTCCAGCCGGTGGACATGGCAATAGAAAACGTCTTCGGCCCAGCGATCCCGTCTGCCTTCAAACCCATGAGGTTCTGGAAAATCTTCGTCGCTGTTGTGGTTTTGCGCCCGAAGATCCCATCAAATGCGCCTTGGAATACATCTTCTGAGGCAAGGAATGTTTGCCACTCAATGACTGCGTGGCCTTGTGAGCCGTCTTTAAGAATCATTTTCATCCTTTGGTGTTATGGGTTCATCACTCATTAGGGTGTACGGTACAATACCGAGTATGGAGGTTGAAATGATCAAGAAAGCTATCGAGGCTTTGTTCTCGTCTCAGAAGCGTATTTCGTGGCGTCGTCTCGCGACACTCGCCTTGGGAACTGGGCTTCTCTGTGTTCAGATGATTGATGCGCAGCAGTGGATGTATCTGGCACTTGCCTATGTGGCTGGCGACTCTGCTGAAAAGGCGATTGCTGCCCTTCGAGGGTGATCACCGATGGCGTTCACTGATACTGGCTTTGAAACGGCTGTCACGACTCGTGTTTTGTATGAGTCCAGCTTGACCAATGCCACCCAGTCAAACATAACTGGTGGTCCTGGGACGCTGTATTCGGTCAATATCAACAGCAGCAACGATCAAGTATCGTATGTGAAGATTGCCAATGCGTACACGGCATCGTCTGGAACGACTGCGCCGGATTGGATCTTTTTCTGTGCCGCCGATTCATCGGAGCACTATGAGATTCCAGGCGGCGTATCGTTTGATTACTTGAGTATTTGGCTGACTGTAAATCCAAGTCCTGCGGACAATACAGGGCCAACGCTTACAGGGAATGAAGCAGTCGCCATAACTATTGTGACTGGTTGACTAATGGCATTTATCAAGACCACAACGCCAACCGCATTGGGCGGCAAGCTAATTGTAGATACCAAATGTGACACAACCTCAGCAGACAATGTCACTGGTGCAACAAGCGGGATTGTCTACATTGTAAAGATCGACGCTACAGGAAACGTGGTTACCACGAGTGAGCCCGGCTGTTACGTCAAGATTGTTGATGCCTCGTCTGCAACGGGTGGTGGCGTGTCATCAACTGTCCCAGATTTGGTTTTTTACGCGCCGCATGGCGTTGTTACGACCTACGTGATCAGTGGTGGGTGGGCGTTCTCCAGCGGGGTCTGCATGTGGTGTGTCACAACGGCTGCACTTAATGGGGACATAGGCCCAACAGCAGACGTAAAAGTCTCCCTGGTCTCAACATGAGCACATTTCACACTATCATTAGTGTTTTGCTTGCTGGTATCACCGCCTTTATTCTTGGAAAGCATCGTTCGGGATCGAAGAGAAACAAGGGTGGAGAATTGCCCAAAAATAAAGCCGCGTCAGCCGCGAACGACAATCTTCAAGAGTCGTTTGATGAAGAGATAGACCGCATTCAGTCTGACCTGAAAGGCGATGACCCGGCAGGCGATCTTGCTTCGCGTGGAAATGCCCGGCGTCGGTCGTGATCGTTCTTCTTGTTGGTGTCGCCCTGGCCGGAGACTTGATCGAAAAGCCAGCAATTCCTGACCCCGTTGAGGGGGAGTGCGGCAGGGTTTACCCTATCCGAAAGGGCCAGCAGATACCTGAAATGGTCGCTCGCACAGCAGGAGAGGCGTCTTGCTCTGCTGTAGCCGTTCCGCTGTCCCAGTATGCTGACATGTTGGCGATCGAGCAATGGTCGGAAACAGTTGCGCAACAGTATCGCGTGGATGTCGCGGCTTTGGAAATGGAGAGGGATTGGTATAAGAGTAGGTTGGAAGAGGAAACTAAACCTTTACCTTGGCTGCTCAGGCCGGAAACTCAGCGTTGGTTTGGTAGACTTGAGACACTGGCAACAGTTGGTGTGGTTGCTGCGGGTCTTGGTGCTGCTTACTCTTATGGTTCAGGGGCCACAAAATGACTTTGAAAGACTGGGCCATACCGACCATCACCGTAGTGTTTGCCGCTGGGGTTACAGTTGCGGGCTTTGAAGCTACGGCAGAGGACACCGAGGACCTACAAGACCGCGTCGGACAACTGGAGTCCAAGGCTGGTAAGCAGGAAGTCATTGACCTGAAGATCGAGGGCGTCGAAAAGCGCCTCGACAAGATGGAAGATCTACAGTCACAGATGATGGCTCTTCAGCAACAGCAAGCCGTCAACATGGCTGCTGTATGCCAAGCGACCAACGCAAGCTGTAGCCGTTAAGTCAGGCTCACCACAAAGCCGACCATAGACAGCAACAGTGCCGCCGCAGAGAAGAACAGCGCTCGTCTACTGGCACGCCAACTGCGCCCCAAGTCGTGGTGACGTAGCGCATAGCTCCAGTGCTGAGATGAATCCCAATGAGGGATGCATTCAAAGAATTGTGGACACTTCCGCTGTTCCCACACCTCATCCTCTGGCAGACGAATCCGGTACCAGAGGCACATTCCGGCCCACCTCTTCTCAATAGATTCAGGCTGGTATTTTGCCCAGAGCCCGCATCGTCCGCATCGTGCCATTGAATGAAGATACCCCACCAGGGCCGTGACTCCCAGGTGGGGCATATAGTGTCTAAACCCACGGGGGGTGAAAGACACCCCACACTGGCTTATTCCAATGCAGGGCGCTCCTTCCACAACCCCTAAAGGGGCTTGGCCTCACGCGCGTAAGGCCGAGGGGCATTTAACGTGTTCTATCCAACGCGAGCCGATCAACGGCCTGCCTGTACCGTTCTGGATCGAGTTCAGCGCCCAAGTAGCGCCGGTTTCCAAGTCTGGCGCATGCGCGGGCCACGGGACTCATTCCAGCGAAAAGATCAACGATCAGGTCATCCGGCTTGGTCCATCGTTCAATCCAGCCCTGCATCCATTCCACCGGCTTTTCGCTGTGCTTCTGGCGCTCTCCAATATGAGCGTTCTTCAATGAGCCCCACTTGGTACACAGGCCGGTTCCTTTCGGGCCACGCTTGACATAGAGGCAGACCAGTTCACTTGCGCCAAGCCAGTGGTAGCCAGTGCCTGCTGCGCCGCCAACCTTGGTCCAAGAGCCACCAGAGACGTACCGCCACCGGAAAGTGCCTGCGTGTACAGCATCGAACCACTGTCCAAGCTTCGGCCAGGTACACCACAGGGCGAGCCTGCCTGCGTCCATGACATCGTATGCTTGGTCGAGAACCTTGACGATGTCTGCGTCCGTCATGCTTTGGTAGTGGTTGTCTGGGTTGGCGCTGTGGCCTGGTGCCTGTACATAGCTCCACGGCGGGTCTGCGATGATGAGAGAGGGCTTCTCCTCCAGTTCACTGAGCAGTTGCTGCACAGAGCAGCAACGGAGGTCGATATTGTCTGGTTGTTTTGGCTCTTCGACCGTGATGAACTGAAGCTGAGTCATTTTCCATTTGCCTTGCTTCCGTAGCCATCCTTGGCCCACCCATCGCCCTTGAGTGCAAAGCTGCTGCGAGAGATGAGTTTCTTCATTGTCTCCAGGCACTGGATGCATGACGGGGCCGGCTCGGTGTGCTTTTGGAACTGCTCGATCTGCTTGCCGCAAGAGTCGCATCGGTATTCATACAGTGGCATTCTTCCTCCTTAAAAGCCCCACCCCCCTCGCCCGGTAGGAACCGCTCATGCAAGACCCTGGAATGAATCAAGCGGTGTAGACGAGGGGGAGGGGAGATTGATGTGGCTGGGGCGGGTGGACTCGAACCACCAACTTCTGCGGTAACAGCGCAGCGTTCGGCCGATTGAACTGCACCCCAAAGAAAAGGGGCCCGAGGGAACAGAAAACCCCGGACCCCAGGCAGATTTTTCAATCTGCGTTCGAATCAGTCAAAAGAGACCGGAGACTCTTCATCGCTGTCGAAATCAAAAACAATTCCGTCTTCCTCTTCGTCAAGCTCTGGCTCATGAAGAGGCTCCTCTTCGGGCTCAGGAACAGGGGCGAGTTCCACCACCTTCTTCTTCTTCTTGCTTCGAACCGGCTTTGCGGCCTCTTCAACGACAGGAGCAGGCGCAGCGTTTTGGGTATGCCCTGACGCCATTGTGCCAATCAGTTGCTTGAGCAGGCCCTTCAGTTCATCGTCGTTTCCGCCCTTGGCTTGAAGTGCGACCATCAGGTCTTTGGAGAGACCATCTGTGTTGACATTCACGTTCATGGTTTCGGGCACACCATTCCGATACAGAAGGTCGGGCTGGTTGTCGGCATCCACAAACTGGATAGCTACTCGAATACACTCGCAACCGTCCTTGTCAGCCTTGATGTCTACCTCATACTCCAACACTTTCCAGCTTCCGTTGGGCTGGGAGTGGATGATGGTCTTCAGCATTCCCTCAACGGCACACCCGACCATGTTCGCCCAACCAGGATCAGTCACAGCGCCCTGAATGGAGTTCAACTCCCACTTACAGTCCCCAATGCGGGTTCTGTGGCTCTTCCATTCATTCTTGAACTTCTTGGGAACCATCTGAAGTTCCAAGACTTGGTTCAAGGTCCGAAGAATGTCTTGAGTTTGGTTCAGCCGCTTGCTGGACTTGTCGGTCTCAGCGTCATCATCAGCGCGGTTCATGAACGGGTTTTTATTTTTCTCAACTTGCTGTAGCAGGCTCATTATTGTCTCCAGGCTTTACTTGCGTGCCCTGTTTAGGGATTTGGGTTCTACTCTAAGGTTCTTCTTTTTGTTGTTCAGGGTGTTCCCATCTTTGTGATGAACATCCTTTCCGTCGCCTTTCTTAACTCGTCCCGCCCGCTTCATGATGGAACGGGCACCATTTCGCCCGGCGCGGCGTCGTTTCTGCTCTTTCGTCTTGTGGTAAGTCCGATACTCTTTGCCGTAATCGCGGGCCACATCCAGTCCTCACTCAAGGTGTTCGTCATCCATTTGGCTCGCTACAGGCTCATTTTCGCCTAACACGTCCAAAGGCTCGTCCCCGATTGTATCATCACCGGTCAATTGTGCGACTGCTCCCTGAAGAACATCCATCCCGCCTCCAGGCTCGTTGGCCTCCTCGACAACAGGCTCAACCACTGCCGCCTCTGTGGGTGCATCGTTTTGGCCATCGTGCATGTATGCAGCGGTGGCGTCGTCATCCAGAGGGACGATCCCGCGAGCAATCGCGTACCGGATTCCGGTTTTCAATGCCATCTCGATCGGCCATGTCCCCCATGGAGATCGTTTTGCGTTTCTCTTCCATGCATCTGAGTTGGCTCGGCGCTTTTCAATGTCTGCCTTTCGGATGACCACAAAGTCCTTTTGGCCATCTGGGTAGTGGGCAACGACATAAACAGCGATCAGCGAATCCCAAGACTGTTCTGCATCAAGGTCAGGGACATGAACCAGCTTTGGGTCTGTGCCTTCCTGAACTGAGAAGGTGTCGCTATCAAACACGGCTTTGGTGCGAAGCCGCACACCATTACGCCCCGCCAGCTTGGCAAAGCCACGGTGAGACACCTGCCACTGAAGCTGATTTCCCCGAGGCAGTAGATAGACATCAGGAAGCGGCCCACCTGGCATGAGGCCCGTGATTGCCGATAGAGCGACCGCCTGGGCCACTGAGGCGGGCTCACAGGAGTACAGCCGGTCATTGGCTTGTGCAGCCTGCCTAAACGCCAGGGCGACCATTCCTGCGGCCTTGGCCCCGTTTTCTGTTCCGACCATGGATTGAAGGAAGTCGGACGCCTTCAGTTCAACGACGTTCCGAAACTTGTGTGCTGGATGGATCTGGTTTGTGGTTACCACGATTATTGCTCCTCATTTGGTGTGTATATGAACCGAAAGGTTCGTGTGCTCTCTCCGGTGGAGATGTATTCGGCGGCGAGTTCTGGGTGGTCCTTCTCGAAGGTTTTCCTGTCGAATCGCGTTCGGGGCTTGGACTCTCCCCAGGTTGCTATCCCAGAGATCCCGTATGCCTCACCGATCTGTTCTTTGATGCTGTTTTCCAGAAACCGCTTCTTGGATTCGATTTCAGTCAACTGCTCACGTATTTTGCTCAGGTCGTTTGCCAGCGCAAGAACGCCGCCATCAGGCTCGATAAAGGTTCTGGACTCTTGACTCCACATATGTGCGAGGGCTTGTCCGCATGCCTTTGTTCCATCGACCTCTGGCGGGTCTCCACCTGTAATGTGCTTCTCGTACCAGTTTCTGGCATAGCCGACGATGTCGCTCTCCAGCTTCTGGTTCCTTTCAAGCCGATAGCATCGGTATTCGTCTGACAGTGTCGCGAACGCTGCAAGGTCACACCGGTCATCGTTGGTCACGGCCATCTGCCAGACGCATTGGGCGGCGTAGTATGGCGGAACATTGTTGCTTCCGGGCTTGCCCCACTTGTGGTCAAACTTTCGGGTGGACTTGATCTCCAAAAGCCACTTTCCTTCATCTGAAGTCACAAAGTAGTCGGGGCGTGCGTGCATCCACGGCTCTGGACCGAGGATCGGGTCTTCCTCGTATTCGGGTCCTTTCAGGATGCTCACGCTGTTGAGGCGACCGTAGTGCGCGCCGATGGCGGGCTCCAAGATGTGTCCCCGCTCAGTGGCGAAGGTGGACTTTGATTTTGTCAGCCCGTGCAGCCTGGACCAAACGTCCCATGGCCCCGCCCAAGGCGAGAGACCAAGTATGGCCCCAATGCTGCTGCTTCCGATCGTTTGCTGCTCTGGCATCTGACTTCCTGTGTTGAGAATAAGGTGAGTAGGAAGATACGTCAATACCCTCACCTAAAGCTGGACAAATCTTGTCCGGTACTGTATTTCCATTGTGTGGGGTGATGTTTTGTACATCAGGGTATTCCGAGAGTGTCAGCCTCGTCTGAACACGCGAGCGAAGTTCTGTGAGTGGCTCAATATGCAGCTTGAACCCAAGGGCTTGCACGTTTCCATCCCATATTTGAGAGACTTGGAGAGCGGGGAGAGCGTTCCAGGGCTTCGGTTGGCGGTAGCCATCGAGGATGTGACCGCCGGAAGGGTTACCACTCGTGAGTGGGTTGGACTTTCAAAGCGCCCAAGTAGGCGCACAAAAAGGAGAAAGTGATGTTGAGTAAAGAGGAACTGGCCGAGATTCGGTCCATGATCGGAGTCAAGTCGGCTCAGTGGCAGCGTGTTGGGCCAAAGATGTTGGCGCATATTGATGCTCTTGAGAAGATGCTGGGCTCGTCTGGAACGGTCAAAGCCAAGGTTGGCTTCATGCAGGTTGAAGTCGATCCCGGCAAGGACAAGAAGTTTGGAACGAAGGACGACAAGGTGAAGCTAAGCATCGCCAAGAAGAGCGCCCCCAAGAAGGCTCCAGCCAAGAAGGCTCCAGCCAAGAAGGCTCCAGCCAAGAAGGGCACGTCCAAGAAGAGATAATCAGGCTTCAGCCGGGTCCGATCGCACGGCCCAAACCCATGCGGCGTGTGTTTGGGCCAGAGCAGTCTCGATGTCCAGAAGGAGCTTAATCCTCTGGACATCGGTTGCTGTGCATACCGTGTCGCCCTCTTGATCAAGGACGCGCCAGCCACCATCGTTTTCGATGATGGACCATCCGTCTGGAAGTGCGTCTCTTAGCGATCTCATGTTTGACACCCAATACGAGTGTATAGCTTCAATCGCTTTTTCGCGAGCCCCCTCATTGACCCAATATCGTCAATCAGGTCGATAACAAGAGGAGCCTTTTTCTCTGGGTGTGGCCGCATTACTCGCCCAATCCGCTGCTGTATGCGCCCCATTGCTTTGGTTGGGGTCGTCAATACAACTGTGTCCAATGACGGCAGATCAAGCCCTTCGTCAGCGACCGTTGTTGCGCAGATGACCTGAAGTGCCTGGTTGTTTGCTCTTTCAAGAAGGTCTTCCCTTCGTTTCTTGCTTAGCTTTCCGACAAGTGCCTCAGCCGAATACCCGCGTTGACAAAGCATGTCTGCGAGATGCTCACAGTGAGCGACACGGTCGGAGAGAATCAACACCTGTCGGCCGTTATCAAGGGCCTTGATTACTCGCTCCAAGATGAAATCGTTCCGGTTTGGGCTCTCAGTCATCTTTGTGATCAGCTTTGACCAGTCCACCTGATGGCCCGGCCCCGTCCAGTCGGAGTAAAGCCATTCGACTCTCGGCGGAACAACGTGGCCTTGCTTGGCAAGGTGAGAGTTCGTGATTTCAAAAAGCATCTCTCCAAGATGCCACCAAAGTATGTTGGTTAAGCCGTCTGCCCTGGTCGGTGTCGCGGTGAGCCCCAAACGGAAACGCGCAGACATGGTGAACATCACGGAACAGAACGTAGCGCTTGGAACGTGGTGACACTCATCTACGATGCAGAGCCCGAATTGCTGGCCCCACTTGTACCGATCAACCCAACTCATCCGGTCCAGCGTCTGAAACGTGGCCACAACAACTCGGCCCGAGTCGTCACGCTGCCCGCCGCCATACATGGTGGCTTCGGTCTTGAGAGACCCACGGCACCGCTGAATCCATTGCGTTGCAAGATCCTTGGTGTGGACCAGGACAAGCGCCTTGGTGTTCACTGTAGCCACAGCAGCAAGCCCGATGGCGGTCTTTCCAGAGCCACAAGGGGCAACGATGACTCCCTCGCCACCCGCCTTGGTCCAGGCCCCAAGCGCATCGTCCTGATAGGGGCGAAGCTCAAAGCTGTCTTGTGGTTCCGCCGGCTGTGCTTCTGGAAAGCTGCGGCGGTCCACAACATTGAATCCGTCCTTGCCCAGGTCAACTGATCTCGGGACTGCGAGGCCCCCTCCCCATGGGTGTTCATGCGGGATCATCTGACAGGCAAACAGATGCTTCTCTGGAAGCTGAATCCACTTCCCCTTGTCCCTGAGCCCGAGGGCCTGGTTGTAGGCGGGGTTTGGCAGCTTGTACTGTTGGTTGACTTCTTCTGTTTTGGGGTGCCCTGGTGGTAGATATTGCCCTCCACCAATGACGCAAAGGTTGTTGTTGCTCATTATGTTTCCGTGGTTGTTTTCATCTCATTCATTTCGATTACGTCGGCATCCCTGGTCCATGCATAGACCCTCTCCCCCTTCAGGCGTGCCCTCTTTTTCACGTATCCAAACTCGGCCATGATTGAGGAGATCCGCATTTCAACCGGCCGCCTCATCTGGTGTTTCTCAAGGCTGAGTGCCTCTTCCATAATGCTGCGGGTGGTGATCGTTTCTCCCCACCTTCCAGCCAGCCAGGAATCTAAAATAGGCGCCCATGGGTCATCCTGCCTAAAGGAAAGGCTCGCCGCCTTCCGGCTCTCTTCTTCTTTCTCTTCAAGCCACCATCGCTCGCCTGCTTTGTATTCAATAAGAGCCTCTGCCCACAGTTGGTCTCTGTTTTCCTTGGCCCAATCGAGGTCAATGTTACCCACGACCACCGGCCAGTATCGGCGCGAACCGGTCATGTCGTTGATGAAATTGTGATCGTTGGTGGTGCCAGCGAAGACCACATGGCGTTGAATGGTCACCGCGTGCCTCCCATATGCTGGCCTGTAGTTGTCTTCCTGCGCGCTGATGAAAGCCTTCGTGGCTGAATTTGCTGAGCGCTTGACCGAATCCAACTCGGCCACCTCGTAAATCCATGCCCTTCTGATTTGTGAGTAGGCATTGGCAGAGCCGATGTCCAGCGGTGTGTCGGCAAAGTAGTCGGCGGTTGCAAGGGTACGCAGCAGGCTGCTCTTCTTTGCGCCTTGCGGGCCTACCAGGATGAGTACAGAGTCGGCCTTGCAGCCTGGTTTGAAGGCGCGCGCAATCGCTTGAACCAACCACCTGTGGCCCATCTCCTGATTTAGTTCCGAGTCTTCGCACCCCGTGGCCTTTATGAGCCATTCATCTATCCGGGTCTTTCCGTCCCATTCGATAGACTCAAGCCATTCGCGTAGAGGGTGCTTCCCGTTCTCCTCCCCGATGAGCCTGGAAATGTTTGCAACGGAATCGTTGCTGTACTTTAGGTCATAGGCCCGGTCGAGCCACAGGGCGATTCTGGTATCGTCGGTGTCTTTGTAGTCTCGGTCACCAAGCGTCAGGGCTCCAGTGAACTGGTTCTCCCAGATTTTGTTCTTCCATCTACGGTCTCGTCGAAGGATCTTGTACAGGTTGTTTCGTGTTTGCTTTGGCCCGGTTGGTTGCCCGTTCTTATCTACGCCCATGGATAGAAATGGAAGAATGTGCGGGTCTGGAAGGTTCTCGTCAATCGTGTCGTCGTTGTTGACGTTTTCTTTTTGCCTGGACAAAAAAAGCAGGTTCTTCAGCGATGTCTTTCCACTGCACAGCGTTTCATCCAGGTCTTTCATTTCTTCCTCTTTGAACCGAGGGGGACTCGGTAGACTTCATAGTCTGTCAGCTTGTCACAGATGAGCGCGGCGTACTCATCGCCTTGATCGTCTGGGTCTGTTGCTATGAAGACCTTTGTTGATGTGGGGATCTTGATTTTGTTGATGGCACCGAAACTACCAGACGTGCCAGCGATCACCGCAAGCTCCATCTTTTCAACGATGGCCTGCGTGGTCGCCCGAAGAAAGTCGGTGAAGCCTTCGCAGATGAGCAGTCCGTCATTGTTGGCGCTTGCCTGGCCGCGCATCATTTTGAGCCCGAGCTTGTTTGCCATGAACAATGACTTTGCTTCATGTCCACGGGGCCATCGGGTTTTTGGGGTGCTTTTGGCTGTTGACACGCTTCGGCCATGGATGCTTGCGAATGTGCCATCTACTTCAAATGCTGGCGTTACCAGCCGGTAGTCTTTCGCCCAGGTTGATGGCCACCATGCAGGGTGCTTGAACTCATCGATGATTGGGGCGACCCTGACGATTCCAGACTTGTCGATCAGTTGTGGCGAGAAGCGTCGAGACAGCAGCCATTCGTTCAGACTGTCAGACCATGCTGGCGCCATCTCTACGCCATAAGCAACTGTGAACGTGGACTTCCATAGGGTGGTGAGGCTTTTCCTTGGTGGGCGGCTTGGCCCATCTTCATTGTTCTTGGCCTTCTTCAGTTGAACGACGTTGCCGTCTTGATCCTGATTGCCAGAATGTGACTGAAGAGAGTCTAATGGTGTCGACTCCTCGTGCTTTGGCCCCTTTTCACAGAATCCCTGGTCTGCAAAATATGCCCGAATCGATGCAACGGTTCCCTTGTCGAGGTCCCGCAAGGGCTTCTGTCCAACGCAATAGGCAGCAAGGTCAACCGTGTCTCCTTTGACGTGACACTGGTGGCACTTCCATGCGGTGCCCTCTGTGTTGGTGCCGATGGGGCCGCGCTTGTCACTGCTTCCCCTCGCTTCAGAGCCACATATGGGGCACGGAGAAAGAGACCGGCCCACCTTTTGCGAGAGTCCAAACGCCTCTCCTACTGATAATACTGATGCTGTTTTGGCGTCCTGAATCCACACTGTTTCTGCTCCTGGTCGTGTTGAGCCCCGAGCTTCCAGGTAAGGGCCACACCAGCAAAAACTGGGGGCCCGACCAGGAACCCATTTCTCTTATCGAGATGCCAAAGTGATCAGCTTCAGCGGGCTTTTGGAAAATAGCGGGTTTGCTACCGAGGTTCAAACGGTTCATCGAACTCGTCGGATGACTTTTGAATGCTGTAGTACAGCCGCAAGTCCGGTGTCACCGTCATGACAAGCCGAATACCGGTTTCGATGTAGACCCGATTTGCATAGACCGACATGGCCTCAAGGGTTGGGGGCGGCTTCTTGTGATTCGCCATCGCCCACAGATGAGAGTAGCTGGTCCCAATCAATCTTGAGATGGGCCTCAACTTCCCTCCGAGGCAGTCCACGAGCCCCTTCAGTACCGGGTAGGTGTCAACTCGTAGATCGTTTCGGTCTCCCCTGTCGGGGCCTTTTCGTTTGGGGGATGTCCGCCCTTCTGCCTCTTTCATTTGTTCCTCTGATCTGTTGCTGGTTCTACGTTATTTAGAAACGCGATCACCCAACCTTCCCTCTCCCTCTGTTGGGTGACCGCGTCTCATGGCATTACTTTGCCGCGTCTTCGTCGCCTTCCTCGGACTCAAGAGCGTTGTCCACGGTCAGCATCGGTTGCCGAATGGCCTTGATGCCACCATCTGAGTGTGGAACGAACTTGATTGTCCCTTCCTTCTCGATTGGCGGCAGCTTCGAGAACAGGTCCCGCTCTACCAAAGCCAGGGCATCGCCTACGCCGCTTGCGACGATCAAGTCTGCCTCGGCGTCCCTACCCATGTTGATGGCGTCAGTGATGGCGTCGGCCAACAGCTTGACGGTTGTTGGTCCAGTGAAACCAGCGCGCTTCACAAAGAGCGCCACGGCCACTTTCCATGGAATGCGGCTGGTGCCTTTGGCTGGCTTTGGCTTTGCTCCTCGAACCAGCCTTCCGCTGACCTGCACCAAGAGGTTCACATCAGCCTCGCTCTCGTTGTCGATTTGCTTTCTGGCAGACGCAGCCTCCTTGGTGGGGATGCTCTTGAGGAGTGCCAGGATTTCTTCAGGTGTGAGATCCATTTTCTGGTCCTTTCTGTTTTTGGTTGTGGGTTTGGTTGTTTCTCTATCTATACCTATAGGGCATGCCCAACCTTGTCAAGCATAAAAGGTCGGTCAGGCAGGGAACCACCGGTATTTGCGCTTCCCTTCCAACATTATTCGGCATGGCTCAAGGCCAAGGCGGCGCAAAACAGTGGCTACCTTCATCTCGGTTGCTCTCCGTTTCCTGCCGTAGTTTTCTCCGTCTACGCTTTTGGCTACGGACTCGGTGGTGATTGAAAGGTTGTCGTCGCCGGGCTCATGTTCGGACAGCCATCTCCTCACGGATTCAATGTACTCATCCGAGATTTCAATCTCCGACCTCTTGCGTGGCGCCTTCGGTATAGACGCAGCAGCAGAGACAAGGCCGGCATGAAGAGCCCATCGGCTGGTGTTCACCCCGTGCTCTTTCTCAAGGTAGACCGCGATCTCTGAGAACATGTACTCGGTCATTCGGGACCCGTTGTAGATCAGCTTCCCGTCTGATGTTGCCTGTAGCGTTCCCTTCAGTGCTGGGTCTGAGCGCACGGCTGCATATACAGCGTATGGCCCAGGCCCCCGCTTTAGTGATTGTCGGTCAGTCATCGTTCCCCCTATTAGGCCGCAAGTTGGCCAATGTCGTTGAGTAGTGTTTGTCCCGCCGAGTCCCTGACAAGGCCCGCAAGGTTCCCAATCCCCAGCGGAACCATCTCCCACAGGGCTCTGCCCGTTGGGATTTTGTTCGGTGCTTTCCTGACCATGTAGAACACGATGGTTACCGTTCGTGCATCGACACCGCTCTTGCATGGGTGCGACTGCCGAACCTTCAAGCGGATTCCGCCTGGAGTGCAACTCCGAATGGCTCGCTTGAGCAGTGGTCCAATGTCCATCACGCCAAGGGCCTGGCGCACGTCTTGTGGTATCTCGTGGTTGTATTCGACTGAAAAGCAAAAGGTCAGTGTTCTCGCTTCGAGCTTGTCGCTTCTGTTCTCAGTCACACGGTCTGCTGAGCCGGTGAAGCGAACTATCATGGTGCCCCCTCGGCTTCTTCGTCAGCTTCTACGCACAGGCATTCCGGGGCGATTTCTTCGCACCCGGTGCAGACGGTGCAGGCGCATCCGAACCCTTCTGGTCCAGACAGCCTCACTCCGCAAAAGTGGCATGGGGTGGTTTCTGGGTTGCTCATTGCTCTCTCGCTGGTTGGTGCCTATCGCTAACCCGATTCGGCTTGTTGGTCAAGTTGGGTATATTGGTTGTTTGGGCGGGGGTGCTTGCTTAATGGTGGTGCAGGACCACAAACACTCTACGACGCCGCCCGCGCCGACCAAGGAGGGAGAGAGGACCCCCGTGGACTGACAGACTGGCCCTGCTGAAACAGTCTATCGCATTCCACGCACGTCCTGCGTTGAGCCCTCGCTTGATGAATTGTCCTGTACCGACCAAAACGATCGCCACAGGACCAGCACCTGACCATGAACAGATCCCACCTGCCCATAGACACCACTAAGAATATCCCCCGGTCCCTCCCGGTCATTGCCATATGCATCGTTACATCCCCATCATTATGAAGAAGAACAGGAACACGGCAAAGCCGGCAAGCACGTCGTCTATCGTCAGTCTGTAGTTTTCCACTTCGTTTTCCTCAATCAAATCGTATTGGCATAACAAGGGCGATCTTCCCGTTGGTGCCAACGAACAAGACCGGTGTGGTAAGTCGCAATGGGTCGGAAGGGTCAGGAGGGGCGTGGTGCGGCTTGTCGCAAAGGATCGGCATGGAGAGGCCCGGCCCGGCTTGTCGCAAGGGCTTGGCCTGGCTGGGAGCGGGTGGGCACGGTCCGTCGCAATGGTGTGGCGTGTGCGGG